GGAGACTTTCAGAACACCGACGCCGTGCGCGTGCTGGTCATGCAGCCGCAAGCTACGGCACACGGGATCACGCTGACTGCCGCCGACACGGTTGTGTTCTATGGGCCGTTGATGAGCGTTGAGATGTACCTGCAGTGCATTGCGCGGGCTGACCGCAAGGGGCAGGACTCTGATAAAGTGACCGTCGTGCACATCCAAAGCAGCCCGATTGAGGTGCGGATGTTCAAGGCAATGGCAGGCAAGGTTGGTGAGCACGCGCTGCTTGTCGGGCTGTTCAACCAAGAGATTAAAAATAATTGAAAGGACTACTTCACAAAGCAAAACTAGGTGTATGATTGTCAAAGGTTTAACAAACCTGACAGGTAATAACAGGAGAAATAAATGACAGAGACCAATGAAGCGGCCACTATCCCGATGGATAAGTTGGCCCGGGTGTATCGCAAGATGCAGACAAAGATTCAGCAGTTGACTGCCGGTTATGAGACGGAAGTCGAAGGGCTGAAGGCGCAGCAGGAAGTGGTTAAGACCGCCTTGAAAGACCAGATGCTGGCGCTTGGCGTGAAGTCCGTCAACACGGCGGAGGGCACCGTCATCCTCTCAACGAAGACCCGCTACTCGACCCAAGACTGGGACGCGTTCAAGGAGTTCATGAAGGAGCATGACGCGCTGGATTTGTTGGAGAAGCGCATTGCGCAGACCAACATGGCGACCTTCCTGCAGGAGAATCCGACCCTCGTGCCGCCGGGTCTTAACAGCAATAGCGAGTACGCAATCAGCGTGCGCAAACCAACCAAGTAACCAAGGAAAATCAAATGAGTAATCTTGCTCTCTTCAATCCCGGCCAAGTGCCGGCCTTCGCTCGCAAAGCCGAGTTGTCTGATATGGCTAAGTCCCTCGCGGGGGGCGGTGGCGGCGGGTTCCGCGTCAGCATCAAAGGCGGCGTGTTCCGTCTGGTCAACAACGGCAAGGAGATCACGGCTATCGAGGACCGGCATCTGGACGTTGTGCTGGTCAAGGCTGCCCCCAAAGTGGCGCGGGTGTTCTACGCCAAAGCATACGACTCCGAGAACATGTCGGGCCCAGACTGCTGGTCACCTGATGGCGACAAGCCCAGCGACGAGTCCACCAGCAAGCAAGCTTCGCGCTGCTCCGAATGCCCCAAGAACATCGCGGGCTCCGGCCAAGGCAACAGTCGTGCGTGCCGTTACCAACAGCGTCTGGCTGTGGTGCTCGAGAGCGACATGGACGGCACCGTGATGCAGTTGGCGCTGCCAGCTACTTCGATTTTCGGCAAAGCAGATGGGGACAACCGCCCGCTGCAGGAGTACGCTCGCTGGCTCGTTGCGCAGAACATCAACCCTGAGACGGTTGTGACCCGCATGAGGTTCGACACCAAGTCGGAGAGCCCCAAGCTGTTCTTCAAGGCGCAGCGCTGGCTGACTGATCCTGAGTACGACTCGATCTTGGAGCAAGCGGCTTCTGATGCTGCGCTCAAGGCCGTCACGATGACCGTGGCAAAGATGGACAACGTAGTGTCGAAGCCCCTCGAGTTGGCCGGCAAGCCCCCCACACGCCCGCAGCCGCCCCCTGCGCCCGCAGCGGAAGAGGAAGAAACGGCCCCCCCGCCACCGCCTCCCAAGCCCCCCAAGAAGACCAAGCCTGCACCCGCACCAGCAGCGGAAGAAGAGCCGGAAGAGCCTGTGGTGCGGCAAGAAGCCCCCAAGAAACCTGCGGCTCCGGCCAAGAGTGCGCTGGCCGACATGGTCAGCGACTGGGACGACGAGTAAGGGCTAGGGGCAGCCCCGCGCTGCCCCTTTTTCTATGGCCTACCAACCGCACCTCATCGCGCTGATCAAGGCGCAGCCCCTGACCCTTGGCACCCGCCTCGGGCGCTGGGCTGTGTTCCTTGATGTGCCCGCCATCAAGATCGCGTTGGCGACTGGCGCTACCCGCCAATCCGTTTACAACTGGATGAAAGGCGGCGAAGTATTCGTTGCGTACCGCCCTGCGGTTACGCGTGTCATTGAATGTATGCAGTCGTCCAAGACGGCTGAAGAAGCATGGGGGAAGATATGCAAGGAATTCGACCTGAGAACATGAGTGATGAAGAGCTTGTGCGGTACGCATGGCTGACCGGCCCCGCAAAGCTCACACCCGAATGGGTTGCGGAGTTGATCAAGCGCTTAGAGCAAACGCTCGACGACCTTAAATAACCCAAGGAACGCAATGAAACCGCTTGAGTTTCTAGCGGATGTTCTGCCGTCTCCGGGTCACGGATGGTACTGTGCGGCGGAACTAAGCTCATCAAAAAAAGAGCATGTGTTTATTGACGGTGTCGCGGCGGTTAAGCCCACGATCAAGCGCTGGCTTGAACGAAAGCGCGATATCTATTTTGCACTGGCGACATTTAAAGACAACGTGGGGGGCCGCAAGGCTGCCAACGCGGCCTACATCAAGGCCATCTTCATCGACATGGACGGCTACGCATCCAAGAAGGCCGCAGCGCTGGCGCTGGCGGAGTTTCTGGAGAAGACGGGACTGGACGAGTTCGGCACGCCGCACATCGTCGGCTCCGGTGGGGGGCTGCACTGCTACTGGGTGCTGACCGCTCCTGTGGACATCGCGACATGGAAGCCAATAGCGGAGAACTTCAAACGCCTGTGCAAGCAGGAGGGCCTGACCATTGACCAGACGGTCACCGCCGACGCAGCGCGGGTGCTGCGCATACCCAACACATTCAACTTCAAGCCTAAGTACCCCACGCCCCGCCCGGTGCAGTTCCTCACGCAGGGCAGCGGGCCCATCGATCTGAAGCGCTTCGGTGCGACAGTGCGGGGGATGTTGACAGAGGCGTTCGCGCCGGCCAGCAATGCGTTCGTGGCAACCAGTGTAGATCTGCCCGGAACCCGTCCCAGCAAAGCACGTACGGCAAAGTCCGCAGCAGCAGAAGCCATGATGAGCAACAGCGTCACGCGCTTCGAGCCCATTTGGATGAAGTCCGAAAAGAGTATGGGCTGCGGGCAGCTTGAGTTCTACATGAAGAACGCCGAGCAAGACGGTATGGAGCCGCTGTGGCGCGGGCTGCTGTCATGGACTAAGGTGTGCGAAGACGGGCTGGAGCACTCCACCAAGCTGACCGCACTGCACCCGTACACCATTGACAGGATGCACCAGAAGCTGTCGGAGATCAAGGGCCCGTACCCATGCATCAAGATGGACAGCGAGAACCCGGGCGTGTGCCCCAAGTGTCCGCACTGGGGCCAGATCACCAACGCGCTGGCGCTGGGTCGGGAAGTACGCACTGACAACCGGGAGAAGGAGATTGAGATCCCGCTGCAAGCAGGCATCGACACCACGGTAGACGTAGACGCGGAGTACCTACAGGACGACCTGACAGAAGAGTCAGATGAAGCCTCGATACCGCAGAACATCCGCACGCGGAAAGCAACGCGCCCAACCCCACCACGCAACTTCAGCTATGGGGAGCACGGCGGCGTGTTCGTAGACATCAAGGAGAAGGACGCTACGGGCGTGGAGATCAAGACACAGGTGTCGGTGCTGCCGTATGACCTGTTTGTTGTGGACATGCTGCGTATGGATGAGAAGGAGCACTATGCCCACCTGATGGCAATCAAGAAGATAGGCCAGACTGGCGAGTCCAAGCTGACCGAGTACACCCCCGTCATCATGCCGAGCAAAGCGGCAGTATCAAAAGAAGAGCTAATCAAATGTCTAGCATCACACAACATCTACGCTGCACGGGGAGCCGTCATGGACGGGCATCTCTATAACTACGTGCGGGCCTGCATCGAGGAGTCCGCGCTGTTGCGCAAGGCGGTGGACGTCCCTATTCAATTCGGATGGCAGAAGGACCGCTCTTTCGTCTACAACAACCGCGTGTTCCGCCGCGACGGCACTGAGATCCCGGTGCCCATGCCCGGGATGGAGAACATCAACCGGAACACCAACAGCAAGGGCACCATCGAGGGCTGGCGCAAGCCGTGGCAGTTGCTGATCGACAAGAAGATGGACACCATGCTGGCGCTCTGTCTGGACAGTTTCGGCTCGCCACTCATGTCGTTCTCGGACTACGAGGGCTTTGTCTGGCACATCGGCTCAACCGGCTCTGGTACGGGCAAGTCACTCACGCTCAGCTTGAAGGCCGGCGTCTGGGGGCACCCCATCCGTTACCGCACAGGCAAGGGGACATCGCCGGTTGCCATGCAGCAACGCGCTGGACTGCTCAACAGCATGCCGCTCCTGATCGATGAGATCACTACCAAGACCCGCAACGATACGGAGTGGGCTCCAGCGTTCATCTTCGACATCTCTGAGGGGCAAGGCAAGGAGCGCATGGAGTCAGGCACAAACAAGGAGCGCCTCAACAACAGTACGTGGGCGCTGACCTGTACGCTGACATCCAACACGCACATGACCGATGTCCTGACGGGGGCCCGCAAGCACTCCTCGCACGGCGAGATGATGCGTATGCTGGAGTGGACGCCTTCCAAGAAACTGGAGTTCAGCGAGCGCGAGCGCTTGACGCTCAAGGAACTGCGCCGGAACTACGGTGTGGCCGGCGAGGCGTGGGTGCAGTGGTTGGTGCAGAACCAAGACATCGCCCGGACGGTGTGGCTGCGCACCCACGAGGAGTTGCGTGTGCTGCTGGAGTTTACCGATGAAGAGCGCTACTGGCATGCGGCCTGTACGTCAACGGTGGCGGCGGGCATCCTGATCGGCACCAGCTACGCCGGCCTGATAAACATCCCGCTCAAGCCAGTGATCAAGGCGCTCAAGGCGTTGGTGGTGGATGCCCGAATCGCCCATGTCAAGTCAGCCCGCAATGCAGAGGATGTGCTCAACACCTTTACCCGGGAGTTCTATGGCCGGTTCGTGGTCGTGCGCAAAGACGCCCACAACAAACTGCTGGCTGAGATGGGGCGCGATGTGACTGGCAAGACCAGCACGCGCAACACGGTGATGGCCCGTATTGAGCACGGTACGCGTCACGCGGGGTTTGTCGAATACTTCGTGGAGGAGCAGATACTCAAGCAGCACTGTGCGTCGATGAGCTTTGGGTTCTCGGACTTTCGCCGGCAGCTTGAGGCTATGTCGGACGACGGGTACAACGTGCGCTTTGGCATCAAGAAGGATATGCTGGCGTACACTGACGGCCCGTCACTCAGGGTAAATGTGATGCACATCAGCATCCCGAAAGACCGCTACGATGGTATGGAAGATAGTCTTCCCTTGGGAGAAACTTGAGCCGGGGCAGGGGTTCTTTGTCCCCTGCCTCAACGCCACCCCGGTCATTGAGCAGGGGCTACGGGAGGCGCTCTACTGCCGCATAAAAGCTACGGCCACCCCGGGCATTCGGGGTGGCCTGATCGGCGTCTGGTTCAGTCGATTGACTTAGCCTCGTCAGTCGCCTTGCGTACCATCTCCGCAAGTTGGATTTTCATCTGGCGCGTTTCGGTCAGCTTGGCCCGCTTCTCGTCACCGGTCAGGTTCGATGCCCGGATGGCGTTCTCAAACTTGGTGATCTGCTGCATGTGCGATGTGAAGTAGTCCGCCACGCCTGACTGTGCAAACTCTTCGGCGCGTTTGCTGACAAGCTCCTTGGCTTCCGCAACCCGCCCTTCAGCCATCATGCTGTCAACGGTGTCTTTAACTTTCTTGACATCGTTCATGCGCTCGTACACAGCGTTGATGATGCCGCCGGCATCGTTGGGCTGGAACGAACTGCCAATCACGGGCATGTCCGACAGACGCTTCGTGGTCTTCTCGGGCGACTCCCCGGTAGGCACGCCCATACTAAGCGCCTGCATGAGGGCCAGACCCATTGTGCCGGTGTAGCCGCTTACCAGCGCCTCGATCTTGATCGGAGACAGCCCCAGCCCGGAGCCCAGCATCTTGCTGATCTCACTGCTGCTCTCGCGGAACTGCTGTTCAGGAAGCAACTGCTGTTCCCGGCGAGACAACGTGTCCCGCCCGGTGTAGAACGACTTGCCCATCCCGTACTCAATGGCCGGCTTGAGCGCCTGCGGAATGAAGTACGAAGATCCGCCCGGGATCGTCTGCAGGATGATCGTCTTAAATGCTTTGAACGCCTCTTCTGATCCGTTCTCATTTGCCATCGAGTTGTACAGCGCCTCGGGCAACGCTTTGAACAGGTAGCCCACTTCAAACGGGATTGGAAACTTGATGGGCTCGTCGATACCGGGGATGCGAATGAACCAGTTCCCGTACTTCTGTTCTGGCGTGGCGTTCTTGTACGCCTCGTCGTCCTGCATCATGGCAGCGTACGCCAAGGACGCACCAAACATAAGTGCCCCACGGGTGATCAGCTTCTCCTGAATCTTCAGCCGTTTGTCGAACGGCATCTTGCCCGTCAGCGCCTTGTACAGCACGTTCAAACCCTGAATCTGCGAGTTGAAGAACGGGATCAACGCGTTCGCCATGTGGACGCTGGGAGACGCGCCGCGCTTGCTGAAGTTCATTGACTCCAACGACATCAGCGTAGCCTCCATCTCCGACAGCCCCTGCTTGATGTAGCTGTTGTACTGTGCGCGACGGGTCGCGGCATCGGCTTCCATGTTGAGCGCCTCTGCCTTTGCAATCAGTGATCCGATGTTGCCCTTGCCTGCCAGCATGTCGTTCAGGATCTTGGTCATGGCTTCGCTGCTGCTGCCGCCCGCAAAGACCTGTCCGCCCGTGATGCCGCGTTTCTCCAGCGTAGACTTGGTGGCAGACTTGCCAACTTCTTTCAACGCCCCAAGCACGGGGGCAATGTCCGCGCCAGACAAGAGCGTAGCGGCAATCGAGTCGCGGAACAACTGGCGTGCCGCATACGTGGGGCTCAGTGTCACCGCCCTACGCAGTATTGTTGCTGGCAAGCCCAACGCCCGGACAAGCGCGGGAAGTTGTGTCGGAATGCCCTGCATGCCCTTGACCAGAAGCTCTGCGGGAATGCCGGTCTTTGCATCTGTATCGACAATGGCGTAATAGTCGGCACCGTCCACCTTGAACCGCACAGTTTTTGGGTCTGCCGTACCGGGCCCTTGCCGAATCTGCGCCAGCCCCATGTCCTCAAGCTCGTTCATGGAGTTTTTGGTTGCCAGATTGCGCAGCCCCATGTCCGTAATCAACATAGTGTTCTGCACTGAGCTTGTCAGGAAGTCCAGAATCGGACGGTCGCCGCCAACTAACTCGTGCAGGTATGGCTGCTCGGCAATACTGCCAATCCGAATGGGTGTCTCGCCGCCAA